GTAGGCGGTGCTTGGGTCACTGTAGCCAGTCCTTTTGCTGCTGCTATTACCAAACAAACACTGGGTCCAGGAGACGGTGTAGCTACTATTTTTGGGCCGTTGAACACAACATTTGCAGCGTCATATGCTGCCAGCGCAGACAACGTACTTGTGTTGGTAGAAAATGTCATGCAGATTTCTACCACTAACTTTACAATAAATCAAAATCCTACCAGCACAGGCACCGGCGCTGAAATCAACGCCACTGCATTAAGCAGTGCCAACAACGGTACTGATTATGTGATCACCGCAGTTGGAACCACGGACTTCACCACTTCTGGTGCAGGTGCTAACACAGTAGGAACGGTATTTACAAAAAGTGGCGGAACACCCACAGGCACAGGTAAAGTGCGAGTTGCTGGATATTACCTTTCATTTACATCAGCAATACCAAACACCGGAGGAGGCGGCAATCCAGTCTACGTAACTGTATACTACGGATACGCCAACTAACAATGAGTCAATTGGGGCGCATAGGTGGACAGGTACTCACAGATAATCTGTTACGTGCCGGTGTTGACCTTGCGTTTGAAACTGATCTACTGTATCTTAATGTAACCAATCAACAGATTGGTATAAGAGACTCGTCTCCTGTTTACACTCTTGATGTTAACAACAACATTTACACCGATGATCTCACAGCAGTCACTCAACTTGCTCCGGGTAATTTGCGTTTTAATGCTCCTAACACTATTTCTACCAGCGTGGGCGGCATTGATGTGTATATCAACGGCAGCGGTGACATCTTTCATGATAGACTTGGCACAGACAATCTTATCCTAGATGGCAATCTTATATCTAGTATATCTAACAGCAACATAGTGTTAGACACCAATGGCTCTGGCACAGTAGAGTTAAGAGCCGATACCAACATCACCGGGGATCTTGCAGTCAGCGGAAATATTAATATCAGCGGCAATCTCTCAAATCAAGGCACACTGACCTTTGGTGATAACCAAACATTTGACACCGTGACCATAAACACTGATTTCACACAGAGTATTATACCTGGAGATGATCTTACATTTGCTATGGGAGCCGACGCAGGTGATTCTACTGCAAGACGTTGGAGTCAATCTCATGCACCCGATTGGACTTATATCACAACTGGTGCATGGCCCGGAAGCGGCATCGTACCGTTGTCCGCTACAATCAGTGATCAATTAACTCTTGATGGAATAATTAATAAAATATCAGCCACGCAGAGCAATGATGACGTGCGATTATTGCCGTTTACCGGTATCACACGCATAGAAGCCACACAATGGCAGAACAACGATATTACCAATCTTTTAAATACACCTCTAACTTTTGTCAGTACTGGGATCGGGTACACAAGATTTATGGGAGACAACGGTGTTGTGATCCCTGCAGGTACATCTGGACAACGACCTGCAAGTCCTGAACTAGGCGAAACTCGATGGAATGTCACTGAACAATATCTCGAATGTTATGATGGCTCAGTGTATTTGATAGCCACCGGCGGCGGCGATCTTGTCACGCAACAGTTCATGGAAGATCTTGGATTTATATACAGTGCTATACTGGGATAATGCCAAAATTGATAAATAAGTTTAATTGCAGAAAAGACCATTTTTGCAGGATTCGACTGCGGTAAACCGGCAAAGAGCGCAAGCTGAGAATCTGGTTAACGGTGTAACACCGGGTAAATTGGAGAGCTAATGGCTATCGGTCGCATTTCCGGTCAGCTCTTGAAGTCAAATCTTCTTCGCGCAGGCGAAAATTTGGCATTCGAGACAGACTTACTCTATCTAGATGTTGTGAATTCTCGAATCGGAATACGCACAGCGACCCCTACGGTTGACCTCGATGTCAACGGACACACCCGGTCTACAAATATCACCGTAGACAATCAATTAAATATCGGAAACCTACACTTCACTGGTAACACAATCACCAGTGATTCCAGCACCATAAATTTTGCAGCAGCAGCAGGCGAAGCCACAGTTTATCATTCAAGACTGCAGATAGACGATCTACAATTGCAGGGCAACATCATATCAACCACTGTCAGCAACAGCTCGATAGAAATTGATCCCAACGGCTCAGGCACAGTTAACATCATAGCCAATACCAACATCACCGGAAATCTCGTGGTATCAGGCAATGTTAATGCCACTGGAAATATAGTCATCGGTGGTAATATAACCATTGGTGATGCTCTCACAGACAACATTGTGATCAACGCCAGCATTCGCAGTGATCTAGTACCAGAAACTGATAACACTTACGATTTAGGATCCGCCACATATAGATGGCGAGCTATTTACGTTAATGAGTTTTTTACAACTGCATTAAATGTTCCAACGCTGGATGTTGGAAACCTGATGTTCCGTGACAACGAAATCACTACTACTACTGGTCAGGATCTTTACATTGACGGAAACGGTGCGGGTGGGGTGATATTAGGCAATTTCCGTATAGTAGATAATGTTATTACAAATGTGTCTACAAATGCAATTACACAAATAGCACAGAGCGGCACAGGATATTTCAAGATACAAGGCACCAACGGTTTTGTTCCACCTAGGGGCAACGACGCAGAGCGCCCAACTGCATATGCAGTGTTGGGTATGACCAGATATAATACAAACTCAAAGGCTTTAGAAATATGGGACGGTATATCATGGGCATCTCCAGCAGGTGCATCAGGAGCTGTTTCAGAAGTTGGTGCCAACGACATTTCAGCATCATTTGCTATTGCACTAGGATAAAAATAAAATGCCAACCCTATTTAGACACGCAGTCACAACATCAGTAGGTATTACACCGGTAGATGTGTTACAGATTCAAGAAGGAGTTAGAGCCACTGTGATTGGTTGTAATATTGCCAACGTCACTGACTATGACACTGTGGTTGTCAACATGTATGTAGTTGACGAAAACTCTACGCAAGCTACCTATGTGAGAGGTATTATCATAGCGCCTAACACTACGGCCAAAATTATCACACAAGGTGAAAAATTAATTTTACCTGCAACATCGGGAATTCGGATTGAAACAGATACCGAGGACAGCGTGGATGTTGTGATCAGCTATGTTGAAATATCATAAGGATATATTATGCCAAGCCCATATTATTTAGGTCAAAGCCCAGATGAAGCACTAGGAGATTCACCAAGGTATTGGTATGCCCTGCGCAGGAATCAAGACGGAGAACTGTTTCTTTTAAGAAGTGATCAACTCAAGGACAAAGACAGCATCGAATTAAATCTTCCCGGCGCACCAGATGAAAACTTTGAAGATTTTGAACCAGGGATTGACTATTTTGACGGCATCACACAAGATCACGAAGTGGAATATGATAATTTGGTGTGGACTCAATATCGCTGGGACAACAGAAACATGTTGTACTACATCGACAATCAGGGAAGACTAACACAAAGAATAAATCAGGGATACACCTATCCTACCGGACATTCAAGTTAAAACGGAATAAATTATGGCAGAATTTAGAATCAGTAGAATTAGATATACATGGAGAAACTCGTGGAGTACAACCACGGTGTACAATCGTGATGATGTGATAAGATACGGCGGATCTACATGGATCTGCCAACGTCAACACACCGCTGCAACATTTTCCGCTGATCAAATATATCTAGCCAACGAAAACGACACAGCGCCAACACCTGCCTGGCTGAAAATGACCGACGGCTACGCATGGAGAGCTGCTTGGGCTATCACTACTTTATATAATCCAGGCGATCTTGCTTTATATGGCGGAGTGATATATCTATGCGTTGCTAGCCATACTTCAGCAGCCACATTTGATGCCGGCTTAGCAAATTGGGCCGTGTATCTTTCTGCAGACAATTGGCGATCAGCATGGGCTCCTGCCACACGCTACGGCATCGGAGATATAGCAAGATACAACGGAGTGGTCTATCGTTGCATAGTAGGACATACATCGTCAACTACAGCGTTAGGATTAGAGATAGGTAACAATGATACTCAAGATGACAGCACAGGCGAGTTATGGCAGGTCTATTACGAAGGTATAGCCTATGCTGGCGCATGGACCGCAGCTACAAGATATCGTGCTAACGATTTAGTTAAGTACGGTGGAAGCGTATTACGTTGCACTATAGGACATGTTGCAACATCATATATAACAAATGCTAACTTTGTCACAGAATTTTCTGGACAGAATTTTTACAACTCGTGGACCATCACAGTTTACTACGCTGTCGGAGACATAGTTAGACATGGTGGATATCTCTATGTAGCTGCCGCTAACAATTACGCCAGTATAAGCCCAGTAGAAGACACTGCAAACTGGACACTATTATCCAAGGCAGTGAATTTTGTAGGTACATGGAATTCAGATGTTGATTATAAAATTGGCGATGTTGTGCGACGAGGAGGAAATCTCTATGTAGCCACAGCAGATACCACCAACGATGGCAGTTCATTGGATTATTTAGATGCAGGAAATTGGGAAGTAGTTACCACGTCTCAATCTTGGCGCGGCTCATGGACTCTAGACAACATCTATAGTGTCAACGATATAGTGGTATATTTTGGTAACACATATGCCTGTAATTTTGAACACACCGCTGCTGATCAAAATCTTCCAGGGGACAACGGATCGGGTTTCTTCTATTGGGATCTAATTCTACAGGCTGGCCAACTGTCTGGCATGAGTCAACGAGGAGATCTGCTGACCTTTGATCTTTCAAGGACATTGCAAGGAGACGGTAGCTCATTTGGCCCTACATCTGTACCTATTGGAGAGTCTGACCAAGTAGTCATAGTCAACGACCAAAACGGAGTTGACTATGCACACTGGGGCGATCTTGCTAGAGTGAGATATGTGAGTGTAAATGGTGTTGATGATGACACAGATCCAGAAAGTGGTACAAGTCAGTTCCTTCCTTGGAGAACCATACGCTACGCCTGCGAACACGCGGATGACGGGTTTGCCGGTAACACCACTATTAAAGTTGCAGTGGGAGAATATGTAGAGATTACCCCTATCATAGTACCACGCAACACTGTGGTCCTAGGCGCAGAATTGAGATCCACAACTATCAAACCGTCTCCATCGATAGTATCTACAACAGATCGTCTCTATACCATTGCAGTATTGAATAGACTCTCAGGAGTAATACAGGCGATTGTAGCAGGAACAGCAATTAGTCCTGCAAAATCTGCAGGTAATATATTAGATCCTGTAATCGTAACTGAGTCAGTATCTGTGCCATTTAATCCTGTGCAGTATGATGCCCTCGGCAATCAAATTTATGACGAAGTGATACAACCTCGAGCTACCAGCAGTGTTGCTGCAATAGCTATTCAGGCTAAAATTGCCAACATGATATCCTATATTAATTTTTATATTAATTCAACAGGTTTACCACCAACATTAGTGGGCACAAACACTGCGGTAACAACTGAAACATATGCCAACACTGTTTTACAACTAGAAGCCAACAAAGAATTCTTGGCTGCAGAAGCCGTGGCGTATATGCAGGCAACATACCCCGCATACGTATTCGACATAGAGTTATATAAAACAAATGTGCGTAGATATATAGACGCCTGGAAATATGACATAATCTATACCGGTAATTATAAATCGTTGTTTGAAGCAAGATACTACAGAAACAGTGTGCTAGGTTGTACCGACACAGAAGACATGTTCTATGTGAGAAATGCCACAGGCATCAGAAACTGCACATTGAAAGGTCTTGAGTCAACACTGAGTCCTCCGGTGGCATTTGAATTATATCAACTTCCATTAGGGGGCGCATATGTGTCACTAGATCCAGGATGGGGTACTGCAGACACACGCACATGGATCGATACCCGCTCTCCATATATTCAAGGTGTGACCACCATAGGCACAGGCTGCGTTGGACAAAAAATCAACGGCGCTTTGCATGGTGGTGGCAATAGATCTATAGTGTCTAATGACTTTACCCAAGTACTCAGCGATGGCATCGGTGCATGGGTGTTGAACAATGCCCGAGCTGAATTGGTATCTGTGTTCTCATACTATGCACACATCGGATACTTGGCACAAGATGGTGGAGTAATCCGAGCCACCAACGGTAACAGCTCATACGGTAGCTACGGAGCAATTGCAGACGGCATCGACGCCACTGAAGTACCGCAAGTTGCAAGAAACTATACCAGAGCACAGCAGGCCATAGTGGCAGCAGCGTTTGCCGGAGACTTTGTTGACGAAATACAGATTTTAGAGTGGACCAATGCAGGACAAGACTATTCCAGTGCGACAGCTGAATTTACTGGAGCAGGTGTCAATGCCAGCGTGGTATTTGAAGATTTTCGAGATGATGCTGTGTTTGAAGCTAGGATCCTAGATGCCAATGCAGGCACTGCAACCATTGCGCAGTCCATAGGAGGGGGTGGGTACATCCTGGTACAGAACAACGCCCAGACCGGCACGGCTACTACTATTACCATAGCTACCAATGATGCAAATTCTATAACACAATATCTTGGCATGCGTATAATTCTTACCAGCGGAGCAGGTACAGGACAGTATGGCTATATCACTGCCTACGACAATATATCTAAAGTGGTAACAGTATACAGAGAATCAGATGATCAGCCAGGATGGGATCACGTGGTTCCGGGCAAATCCCTCACAGTACCTTTGCTGACCAATACTACATACAGAATAGAACCCAGAGTGATATTTTCAGCTCCTACATATGCAGCACAAGAGATCGTTGTACCAACTAGTACTCTCTGGAAAGACATAATCTACGGTGATACCACCGAATCCTATACTGGCATAGCAGTTAACGAGCCCGGCACAGGTACAACTGTAGATGTTGCAGCAGCCTTGGCCACATTTGATGTGGTAAAGCAGGGCAGGGATTATACTCTAACTATCAACAACGGTGGTGCGGGATATCAAGCTGGGCAGCTACTAACCATTGATGGTAATCTCCTAGGCGGCGCAACTCCACTTAATGATTTAATTATTCTAGTCAATGATGTCAGCGACGACAGCACCAACTCGATATTAGCTGCACAACAAAAAACCTACGGCACAGGAGAAGACAACGAAGCTGCCAGCGGAAGATTTGTAGCAGTTGCTTCAGGCGGATCAGCTGCACTTTACAGTGAAGACGGCATTGAATGGAATCAGTTTAATATGCCGACCGCAGGCGATTGGAAGAGTCTAGCAGCGGGTAGAGTTCAGTACCCTACCGTGGGCAATCATCTGTTTGTAGCCATACGTCTAGACAGTGATGTTGCGGCTAGCTCAATCGACGGTATAACCTGGACAACCCGAGCCATGCCGGCATCACGACTATGGAATTCAGTTATATATGGCGGCGGGTTATTCATCGCAGTGGCCACTGATTCAAATTCAGCAGCATATAGTTTGAATGGAACTAGTTGGTCGGCAGTGACTCTGCCATCAGGTGATTCCACTATCAACGAATGGACAGATATAGCCTACGGAAAGAATACGTATGTGGTGTTAGGCAACAATGGAAACACTGTGGCCAAGGGCACATACAATTCCACACTGAACACATGGTCGTGGAATGTATTCATCATGGACGTGATCGCAGATTCCAGTGCCAAAGCATGGGTCAGCATTGCCTACGGTAACGACAGATTTGTTGCTATAACTAACACGGGCGATGTTGCTTATAGTTTCGACGGCGCAGACTGGTTGCCAGCCACCATGCCATCACAAGACGGCAGCTCAGCCCATAACTGGAAGAAGATTCGCTATGCACAAGGAGTATTCTTTGCCATAGGTGACACAGGCGGACGTGATGTATTCGCAGATCCAGTAGAAGTGCCTACTAATTATGCAGCTCAGTCTGCAGATGGCGTGGTATGGACATCAAGAACCCTGGCTTCGTCCGCAGAATGGGTCAGCGTGGCATTTGGTAATCCACATGTGGATGCCAGAGATTCCACAGCAGGCAAAAGCACACCAATGTGGATAGCTATTGACAACACAGATAAGTTCAATAAAATACAGACAGGTGCACGAGCATTGGGACGAGTCACACTAAGTTCTGGAATCATACGCTCAGTGAAACTGTGGGATCCAGGCTCAGGATACACAGAAGGACCTTCATGTACGTTTATTGATCCCAACAATGGAACCAACGCAGTCATCGAATCTCGAACAGCTGATGGTGTTATAGGCAGTACCAGTTGGATCAATCGCGGTCTAGGATACCGTACTGCCAGTACCACAGTCACAGTCACAGGCAACGGATTTGCAGATGTCATTCCTTTTGGCAAACTTATTGTGATAAATGATTTGACGACGTATCCAACCCTTGGTGCTAATTTAGTAATCACAGGGTTGACCGGATCATACACATTAGTGGCCCTTGAAGAGATAGGCCTCACTGATAGAGGGCTAGCTGCCAGAATACGTGTTACGCCAGAAATCAAAGTTCGCGATAATCTACAACATCTCACAGCAGTCACAATTAGATCACAGTTTAGCCAATGCAGAATTACAGGACACGATTTTCTAGACATAGGCACAGGCAATTTTGAAGAAACCAATTATCCATTGCTGTATTCGGGATTCTATGAACCTGCTCCAGAAAACGAAGTAGTAGAGTTGGATCGAGGTAGGGTGTTTTATACTTCAACCGACCAAAGCGGCAACTTTAGAACTGGCGAGTTATTTGCTGTTGAGCAGAGCACCGGGGTGGTAACTATTAGTTCTGATTTCTTTGATCTAGCAGGCTTGACAGAATTGAGATTGGGCGGAATTAGAGTAGGTGGAACTGGTGCGGTGGTCCGAGAGTTTTCCACAGACCCGTTGTTCACAGCAGATTCCAACAACATAGTACCAACTCAACGTGCTATTGCAGCATACCTTGCTGGAAGACTCAGCGTTGGCGGATCGGAAATTGCAGTGGGCAGTTTTATTGCTGGTACTATCCTAGTAGGTCCTGATAGAATCAACAGCACTGCGGGGTTGCGTATTATAGTGCCGGTATTAGCAGAATTTAATGGTGCACTATCTGGAATAACTGGTATAATGCTAGCACAAACAATGTTTTACAGGTCTTTCGATTGAACCACATAACAAACTAAATATAGAATACGGAGTAGAAAATGGCAGAATTTAAATTAGGTAGAATTCGATTTGTATGGAAGAATACATGGACCGCGGCAACAACATATTATATTGATGATGTTGTTAGATACGGTGCTCGTACATATATTTGTGCGATAGGGCATACTTCTGGTGCAGATTTCAACACAGATTTAGAATACAGTCCAACCAAATGGAATCAGATGAGCGACGGCCAATCGTGGACCGGCGACTGGAATGTCAGCACTTTCTACAAACTCAACGACGTGGTCAAGTACGGCGGCCTCTTATACATTTGCAACGACAGCCACACTTCTGCTGCTACCACAGCGTCGGGTCTAGAAGCAGACCAAGCCAAATGGACTGTGTATGCAGAAGGATTCGATTGGAAAACCAGTTGGACAGTGTCTACCCGTTACAAGGTAAATGATCTAGTCAAGTACGGTGGTTACACCTATGTGTGTAACCTTTACCACACTTCAGCTGCTACCGCAGCATCAGGACTAGAAGCAGATCAAGCCAAATGGGATACATTTAATCCTGGCGTAGAATACCAAGGCACATGGACCACTGCTGTTAGATACAAACTCAATGATGTAGTCAAATACGGCGCTGGCCTGTGGATCTGTGCTATTCAGCATACCGCAGATGCTGCATTCTTAACCGACAGCACAGCAGGTCGTTGGACTCAGTTCAATGAAGGCACTGAATTTGAAAACACCTGGAGCAATTCAACTCTGTATCAACCAGGCGACATCGTTGTTTACGGTGGTAATCAATACATAGCTAAAACTGTGCATACTGCTGCATCTGCAGCAGCGACTCCTGTAATCACAACAACAGATTGGGACCTGTACACAGAAGGATTTAAATTTCAATCTGCATGGGCCAACACTACATCATACAAGATAGGCGAAGTGGTATCTATAGGCGGCTACACATATTTGGCAGCACAAGATGCTCCTTCAACTACCGTTACTGTCACAGAGGTAACCGCAGCCACTGATACATTTACCATAGCCTCAACCACAGGCATAGTAGTAGGCATGGCAGTGAGATTTACTGGCACAACATTTGGTAATGTGTTTACCACTGCCAGATACTATGTGAAAACTGTGGCAGCAGGTAACATCACAGTCAGCACCACTCCAGGCGGCACAACCTTCAATATCACTGCAGATGCCGCAGGCACAATGACTGCTACTGTATCGGCAGAACCACCAAACACCACATACTGGTCAAGACTCAATGCTGGTATCAGCTGGCAAGGTCTATGGTCAGATGACAGAGATTATCTGCTAGGTGACGCTGTGAGATTTGGCGCAAACGCCTATATCTGTTTGTTATCTCACAGATCAGAAGGCGACGACGGATCCACAGTAGGTGCAGCAGGCGGCGGACAGGTTTACAGTAGACCTGATCAAGACAGCACCGGCACATACTGGAGTCTACTAAGTGTGGGTTCTGAAACTGATATTCTTTCCGTAAGAGGCGATTTGGTCTACTATGGCGGTGCAGGTCCTACAAGACTGCCAATTGGCAGAGAAGGACAGGTCTTGGTTTCCACAGGTATTGATCCAGAATGGGTCACCTTAGGCGAAACAGACCACACATATTTTGTAGCAACCACAGGTACAGATCTACCTTCACCCGTGCATGGAAGAACTTGGGACAAACCATTCAAGACCATTCGCTATGCCTGTGAACAGGTAGAACGTGGTCCTAGAAATCCCGATGCACGATATCTGCTGGAATTGAATCGTGTGTTTGTCCAACGCGAAGTCACAGAATTTATACAGAATCAAATCACCAACAACATTGCACCATTTATTGGATTTGTCTACGATGATTTTAAATGTGAGCGAGATGTAGGATTTACACTAGATGCAGTGATCTATGATTTATGCCATGGTGGTAATATTAAATCACGTGGAGTGGCCAATTCATTGATTGGCGGACTCAGCCCAGGTGAGACAGAAGCATATCCAGGGTTGACTACCGAAGGAACCAAATCCGTAGCTGCCTACAACTACATGCTCACAGTTGTCGGCAATGTTTTGGCACAGACAGCTCCAACAATAAATTATCAGACACTGAACGGCGACAATTCCACTGCCACAGTGGCTCAATATTTCAACAGCGGCCTCACAGCAGAAGCTACTGCATTGACCACAGTAACAGCAAGTGTTACACTTATCACAAATGCTATCACTGCTAGAGTAGCAGCGGTTACAGCACCTCAGATAGCTGCTGCTATAGCCAGTGTACCAGCAAGATACAGTCCTAGCAATCTTATAAGAATTGCCACAGGTCAATATCGTGAAACACTGCCTATTATTGTACCAGAACAGACCTGTGTGATCGGTGATGAACTACGTTCGACCAACGCAGGACCTGCAGGCAGTCAGACTAATAGATCTGATGCAGGCTACAGCGTAGGTGCATTGACTAGATTGCAAACAGTGGTTGATCAGATCGTACGAGGAACCAACGTCACAGAAAGCTCAGGTAATACCACAGTTCAAAGTGCAGTATTCCCATATGCCAGCACTGACGAAGCAGCTGATGCTGCACAGTTGGTCAGAGTCATGCAGCATCAAATTGATTTCAAGATCAGCTCTACGTTCATGGAGAGTTCTGCGAACCCCACAGGATATAATACTGCATTCTTAACAGGGTTTGGCGATGCAAGAACACTGCTGCGTGAAAACAAAGAATTTATCAAAGAAGAAATTACTGCGTATTTGACAGTGAATTTCCCCGCAGTGAAATATTCTAGAACCAAATGCAAACGTGATGTGGCATTTATTGTTGATGCCATGGGCTATGACTTGACCTATGGCGGAACTTGGGCCACGTTAGTAGCTGGCACAGCCTACTTTGACGGCGATAACAGTACAACATTACAGATTGACAGCACAGAAATTGCTGCCACTGTTGCTGCCTACGGCAGACTAAAAATCATTGTGCAGGAGATTATCGCTAATACCTCAGTCACAAAGTCCACAGGCAACGCTGCCACTCAATGGACTGACAGTACTAATTTAACAGGCGGAGCCGCTGCCAATGTCACAGTGGGAGCATTGGTAGACATCATTACCAATATCATACAAGGTGATTCCACTGAGGCTACAACACCTCAGATCAATGTGACCACCATTGCAGGTACAAATACATTCACATCTACTGCACACGGTTTGGCAGTAGGAGATGCGGTAATTCCAAGAATCACCGCCAACGGACTAGTCAACGGGGTCAAATATTGGGTGTCGGCAGTCGCTAGTGCCAACACATTTAGTTTGGCAGCTACCTACGGTGCTGGAACACTTACAACGTTTACCAACGGCAGCGGTCTTGCCATTGATCTTGAAACTATTGATTACCCAACTGCAACTAACGCTGTTACATCAACCACTGCATTGATCACAGCAGCTAACACATTAGATGCTGCACAAGAAACCATTGTTCAAAATGTTGTAGATGACCTAAATGCAGTAGCATGGCACACTGACTTTGTGGTAGATGAAACATCATTGACTTCAACAAATTTTAGAATATACGTTGGAAAAACCAATCTAGTACATACATATGTCAGCGGTGGAACAGTAACTAAGTCTGATAGTTCAACCTTGGCAATTAGCAACTTTGTCTACAACGAATCTACAGGGTATGCGATAGTAACCACTGCAACACACGGTCTAGCAGCAGGTGATATTGTTAACATAACAAGTATCACTGTATCTTGCTTATCGTCGGGCGGTACTGCCTTTAATGCAATATTCCCGAGTGCCTACAAAACTGATGGGGTTACAGCTAAGATTCTATATCTCCAAACCAAGTGTATTAGAGATACTCGATTGATATTAGAAGCTGTGATGTTTGACTTCATGTTTAACAGCAACTTTAAAACTAGAGAAGCAGCATACTCATACCTAAGAGCATCAGCATCAGAAGTATTTGTCGGTAACCAAAAAACTATCACTAGAGATGCATTAACTAATGCCAAGACAGAAGCCATAGCCAATGTAGGCGGCAATGCTACTGCACAGGCTCGTATTGAAACACTAATGACCTTGGTAGATGATATCCTCTACGGCGCTACCAATGAAGGCAGTCGTTGCGCCACAGGTAATAGAATGGTTGATTATGCTGTGCTGCAATTAGAGCGCAACAGAGATTATATAGTTGCGGAAATTGATGCTTACATCGATTCCACATATACTACCACAGTTACCGTTGCCACAGCAGCCACTGACTTGTTCACCTGCTCATCTACTTCTTGGATGACAAGAAACGCAGCTATAAGATTCACAGGTACTATTGGCGGAGTGAGTACAACTACCACTTACTATGTACAGAATGTGGTGAGTGCAACTACTTTTAAGATTGCCACCACAAGAGATTCAAACACAGCGTTTGATATTGCCACCGACGGCAGTGGTTCGATGACCGTGGCTTTGTATTACAGCAGCACAGCCTGCCTCAGAGATGTCAACACCTATATCGATGCACTCAAGTACGATTTGAAATATCCAGGTAATTACAAATCTAGATATGCAGCTAGATATTATGCCAACAGTGTCACAGGTAGCCTAGAAGAGGACATGTACTATCTACGTGATAGCACCGGAGTTAGAGATCAAACTCTACAGGGACTAACTGGTGATTTGTTGGCACCTAATGAATTTGGCACATCAAGAGTGAGTGCAGGAGCATACGCAAGTCTTGATCCAGGTTGGGGCCCAGAAGATTATCGCACATGGATCATCACACGTTCACCATATGTACAGGGTGTGACCACATTGGGCACAGCTTGCATTGGTCAAAAAATTGATGGTGCATTACATAATGGTGGCAACGATTCCATAGTTAGCAATGACTTCACCCAGGTGCTCAGCGACGGTATCGGCGCATGGATTACCAATAATGGTCGTGCAGAACTTGTTTCTGTGTTTGCTTACTACAATCACATAGCATATCTAGCAGAAAACGGCGGCAGAATCAGAGCTACCAACGGCAACAATTCCTATGGTGATTTTGGTTCTGTGGCAGAAGGATTTGACGCAACGGAAACACCAGACACCGGCATAGTAGACAACAGACTACAGTTTGAAGCAGTAATTGATCGTGTTATCACTGATGGATCTGCACTGCTACAAATAGAATTCCAAAATGCAGGTATAGACTACACAGAAGTTAATTATACGCTCACAGGTGGTGGCAGCGGACAAGTTGTTGAAACTGACGAGTTCCGTGACGATGCTGTATTTGAAATTCGCATGTTGGATCTTATAGATGACAGTACCAATGCTCCAGAGGCCGACGGCAATCTCGGAGGCTTTGGTTATATCACCAACTCCAACACTGCACAGGGTGGTACATCAACGTCTGTTACCATTGCTGCCACAGACGGAGAATCCAGCACTGCTTACATAGGTATGAAAATTGTGATCACAGGTGGTGCAGGCGTTGGCCAGTTTGGTATCATCAACACATATAATTCAGGTACTAAAGTGGCCGGATTGATCAAAGAATCAGACGGCACAGCAGGATTTGATCATTTAATAGCAGGCACAACAATTGCATCACCCGATGCGTCTACCACATATATCATTGAACCAAGAGTCACATTTACTGCACCTGGCTATACTTCTACAGCGGCCACACTGCCAACTTCAGGAGACTGGACCGCAGTGAAATACGGTGAAACCGCCGCAGTGTATACCACACTAACAGGTACTTACACAGGTTCCGGCTTAGGTGCTACTTTCACAGTGATACGCAATGGATGGAAATACACACCATCTGTGCAGGCTGCAGGCACAGGTTATACTAGATTGCAAACCATAACAATTTTAGGTACCAGCCTAGGCGGCACCACAACTACTAATGATCTAGTGATCACAATCACAGCAGTGAATTCAACCACAGGCGCTATCATAGACTTTGATCATTCAGGCTACGGCATAGGTGGTAGATATGTGGCAATAAGAGGAAGTAGCACAGTAGGTGCAACCTCAGAAGACGGAGTATCATGGACCACAAGAACCAGCTTGATGCCTAGTGTGGAAACCTGGTCAGCTATGGCTGCAGGCCTGTTTGACGACAATTCTTCTTTAAGTAAAGTCAGCAGATTCGTAGCAGTAGCAGGAGTTGCCGCTAACACCAAAGGCGCATACAGTGACGACGGTATTACTTGGTCAGCAACTAGCATGGTAACGTCTGCTGCATGGGTTGATGTGGCATTTGGTGCACAAAAATTCGTGGCAGTCAGCAGTGATGTAACCACAGTACGAATCAGTAACGACGGCGAAAACTGGGATCAAACTGGAACGTTGACCACAACTGGATTCACAGCAATTGCCTACGGTAAAAACAGATTTGTAGCCATAAAGAGAGGTAGCTCAGTGGCCAATTATGCTACTTCAACCACAGTCACAGGCACTTGGACTGCAGGTGCATTGCCTAGTTCATCAAACTGGGAAAGCATTGCCTACGGTAACAACAGATTTGTTGCTATTTCAAATACCAACGGCGCAATTGCAGCTTATAGTCTAGACGGTATAACTTGGACAGCCAGCACACTACCGGCCACAGCAGATTGGTACAAAGTCACTTACGGCCAAGGAGTATTCCTTGCTGTGAGCGAATCCACAGCAGCAGCAACATCACCAGATGGCATTACTTGGACTACAAGAACCACATCTACAGCAGCCAGCGGTTTCAACTCAATCACTTTTGGTAATAGAGACAGATACGGCTTGTTTGTGGGAGTTGGGGCCAGCACTGGTACTGTAGCCACATATATCAGAACAGGAGCCACAACTAGAGGTCGAGCCAAAGTGGCTGCTGAAAAACTGTTCCAGGTCAATATCACAGAACCTGGATCAGGCTATACCACTGTGCCTACAATCACATTCACTGATCCCAACAACACATTTGAATCTCCTGTAACAGTGAGGAAGAACAGTGGCGTATTAGCTAATCCTAGCTTTGTGAACAGAGGCACACAGTTTGTCACAGGCAGCGGTGAAGTAAACACCGGTGATGGTTATTCAGATCTGTTTCAATCTGGCACGTTTGTGGCCAGCCGCAGACTCAATCAACGACCTACACCAGGTTCCAATGTGGTATTCAGTCATTTACCTGACAGAGTGTTTAAGTTAGTGAATGTGGTGACTTTCCTCGGAGACAATGAAGGATCTCACACAGCGTTTCTACAGCTGAGTCCTACTCTAACTATATCAGAAGCGCCACCCGACGGTGCAGCCATCACTATGCGACTGAAATACAGCCAAGTTCGACTCACTGGACACGACTTCTTAGACATAGGTACAGGCAGTTTTATTGATACCAATTATCCAGGATTGCCACTGCAACCGGCAATTCCTGCAAATGAAGCTGTGGAATCAGGCGGTGGGCGAGTGTTCTTTACAAGCACGGATCAAGACGGTAACTTCCGAGTTGGCGATTTGTTTGCCATTGAACAAAGCACTGGTGTTGCTACCTTGAATGCAGATGCGTTTAATATTTCAGGTCTGCAAGAACTTAACCTAGGCAACGTAACACTGGGTGGAGGATCAGCTACTATCACGGAATTTTCAACAGATCCGTTCTTTACCGCTGATTCAGATAATATTGTGCCCACACAACGAGCAATCAAAGCATATATCGCAGGCCAAATTGGTGGCGGTGGTGCTAGCTTGAACGTGAACTCCGTGACAGCAGGTAGTATTTTTATCAGCTCAAACGTGATAACTACTGTGACAACAGGACCAATCAAGATGAATGCAGTCTTTGAGTTCAGAGGCGGGGTTATTGGATTACCGATAGCGTTCAATTACTTTTTAACATAAATATATACATGGAGAATACATTATGGCAACAGGAAGACTAGGAGTAGCAAATCTATCAGCGGCGACCAATACCACGGTATACGATGTACCAGACAGTACATTTGCAGTGGTAACACTCAGCATATGCAATCGCAGCGCATCAGCAGTCACTATTCAAGTGGCAATTTGCACTGCGGCAACGGCAGCAACCCCGGACGTTTCGGAGTACATTGAATTTGATACTTCATTATCGGCCAAGGGTGTGTTGGAGCGCACAGGTATTGTTATGGATGCAGATAAAAGATTAGTGGTCCGCTCAAGTGCAATTGGCGTGTCGGCGGTGGTCTACGGTATTGAAACCGCAACAGCGTAACTAGGAGAATACCATGGGTAGAAGACAAACGGCAGGATCGGCAGGCGGTTCAGGAGTTGGTGGTGTTCAATTTCAAAACACCACACTGAGTGCTTCTAACGATCAAGATATCATCATAGATCCAAGTGGTACTGGTGTTTTTAAAATTGCTGGTGACGCACAGCTACAAGCACAGGGCGACCTAAGGTGGGCAGATTCAGATAGTTCCAATTATGTGGCCTTTCAAGCCCCAGCTACAGTTGCATCAAACCTAACCTGGACCTTGCCTGCAACTGATGGCTCAGCAGCTCAAGTGCTAACCACCAACGGTTCTGGCACACTGAGTTGGTCAACTGCCGCAGTTACCATCTCTAATGAAACTTCAGATGCCAGCTTGAATTATCCAACATTTACTACCACTACCACTGGTACAATTACTGCTGCCAGAGT